GTTTGCTACTTCTTATAATAGATTCCATACATTAAGGTTATACGCAAGAGGAGAACAACCTACCCAAAAATACAAAGATGAATTAGCTATTAATGGTGATATGTCTTATTTAAATTTAGATTGGAAACCTGTTCCTGTTGTTTCTAAGTTTGTAGATATTGTAGCCAATGGAATGAATAATAAGGTTTATGAAATAAAAGCTTATGCACAAGATCCTGTATCATTAAAGAAAAGAACAGATTATGCTACAGCTATCTTACAAGATATAATGGCTAAACCTTATTTAGAAAACTTACAAAAAACACTAGGTGTTAATGATTATCAAACTGATCCTACTAATTTACCTGAAAATAAAGAAGAATTAGATTTACATATGCAATTAAGTTATAAAGAATCTGTTGAAATTGCTGAAGAAGAAGTTATTAATAATACTTTAGAAAAAAACAGATTTGATAATGTAAAGAAAAGATTTAATTATGATTTAGTAACCTTAGGTATAGGTTGCGCTAAAACTCAATGGAATAAAGCAAATGGTGTTACTGTAGATTACGTAGACCCTGCAAATTTAATATATTCCTATTCTGAAGATCCACATTTTGAAGATATATATTATGTGGGAGAAGTTAAAAGTTTAACTATTCCTGAGATAGCTAAACAATTCCCTCATCTTACAGAGGCCCAACTAGAAAAAATACAACAAACAAGAGGGTATAATAACCAGCAATTATATGGTTGGCAAACTTATGACCAAAATACTGTGCAAGTTATGTTTTTTGAATATAAAACATATAATACACAGGTTTTTAAAATAAAACAAACCGATCAAGGTTTAGAAAAAGCATTACAAAAACCAGATACATTTGATCCGCCTAAAGCAGATACGTTTTCTAAAGTTTCAAGAAAAATAGAGGTGCTTTTTGAAGGAGTTAAAATTTTAGGTAATAACGAATTAATAAAATGGGAGTTATCTAAGAATATGACGAGGCCAATGGCTGATACTACAAAAGTAGAAATGAGCTATACTATATGTGCCCCAAGATTATATAAAGGGCGAATAGATTCTATTGTAAATAGAATTACAGGGTTTGCTGATATGATTCAAATAACTCATTTAAAACTACAACAAGTAATATCTAGGTTAGTTCCAGACGGTGTATTTTTAGATATGGACGGCTTAGCTGAAGTAGATTTAGGTAATGGTACTAATTATAATCCAGCTGAAGCATTGAATATGTATTTCCAAACTGGTAGTATAGTTGGTAGATCACTTACTCAAGAAGGAGATATGAATCCTGGTAAAGTACCTATTCAAGAATTAGCTACATCTAGTGGCCAAGGTAAGGTGGCTAGTTTAATTCAAACTTATCAATACTATTTACAATTAATAAGAGACGTGACCGGATTAAATGAAGCTAGAGATGGTAGTATGCCAGAACAAGATACTTTAGTTGGCCTACAAAAGATGGCTGTGAACGCTTCTAATACTGCCACAAGGCATGTAATGCAAGCTAGTTTATGGTTAACAGTAAGAACTTGTGAAAATATTTCATTAAAAATTGCTGATTCCTTACATTATCCATTGACTTTAAATTCTCTTAAAAGCTCCATATCTACTTATAATGTAGCTACATTAGCAGAAATACAGAATTTACCTTTACATGATTTTGGAATTTATTTAGAACTTGAGCCAGAAGAAGAGGAAAAAGCTCAGCTTGAACAAAATATCCAAATGGCTTTACAACAAGGTGGGATTGATTTAGAGGATGCTATTGATATTAGAAGAATTAAAAATCTTAAATTAGCTAATGATGTTCTAAAACAGGCACGTAAAAAGAAATTACAAGATCAGAGAGAGCATGAAAAACAAGTAGCTCAAGCTGCTGAGCAAGCTAAAGTAGCTGCTGATCAAGCAAGAGCGGAAGCTGAAATGCAAAAACAACAAGCATTAACAGCCTCTGAAGTTCAATTTGAACAAGCAAAAGCCCAAATGGAAATTCAAAGATTACAAACAGCTTCTCAGATTAAACAACAAGAAATGGAAATTCAGCATCAATACGATATGGAATTAAAACGTATGGAAGTTGAGTCTATGCAAGCGAAAGAATCAAGAATAGAAGATCGTAAAGATAAAAGAACAAAAATAGAAGGTAGTCAACAAAGTAAAATGATTGACCAGCGAAAAAATAATTTATTACCAACTAATTTTGAAAATTCAAGCCCGGACCAAATGCAGCCGGCAATTAATTAATTTTATATTATTATATTATGTCAAAAACAGAAACAACTAAATCTGAAGTAGCCCCAGAAGCTAAATCAGAAGGTGGAGATATGAAAATCAAATCTAAACCTAAAAAATTTAAAACAACAGATAAACCTTTTAAAGTTGATTTGTCTAAAGTAGATACCTCGTTAGAGGCTAATGCTAAGGTAGAAGAACCAATAAAAGTAGATTTAACTAAAACAGAAGAAGACAATGCCATTCCAATCGGAGAAACAGAGACGGTGGATGTGGGCGAACGAACCGGAGATGGCGAAAAGGTGGACACTGGAGGAGACAAATCCGACGAAGAGTCCAGCTCGCCTATTGAAGAAATTCAAGAGATGGCCGAAGAGCCGATACCAGCAGAACAAACAATCATAGATGAAGTATCACCTAATACTTCTAACTTACCAGAGAATATTGAAAAACTGGTAGAATTTATGAATGAAACTGGAGGGACAGTCCAAGATTACGTAAGATTAAATGCAGATTATTCTGACGTAAATGAAGATGTTTTATTAAAAGAATATTATAAAAATACTAAACCGCATCTAAATAGCGAAGAAGTTGATTTCATTATGGAAGAAACTTTTAGTTATGATACGGAGGTTGACGAAGAGCGAGACGTCAAAAAGAAAAAACTCGCTAAAAAAGAAGCGGTTGCAGAAGCACGTAGTCACTTAGAAGGCTTAAAGCAAAAATATTACGACGAAATCAAGTTGAGGCCCGGCGTAACGCAAGAGCAAAAAAAAGCTACAGACTTTTTTAACCGTTATAATGATGAACAAAAAATAGCTGAGCAAAAGCACTCCAAATTTATCAACAATACTAAACAACTTTTTTCTAATGAATTCAAAGGTTTTGATTTCGAAGTTGGTGAAAAGAAATTTAGATATGGTGTTAAAGACCCAGGTGCAGTTGCTGAAAATCAATCTAATTTAAATAACTTCGTCGAGAGGTTCTTGGATAAAGAAGGTAATGTTAAAGATACGAAAGGTTATCATAAAGCTATGTACGCTGCTCAAAATGTAGATAAAATAGTAAATCATTTTTACGAACAAGGGAAAACTGATGGAATAAAAACTGTAGTTGATGGATCAAAAAATCCAGACACTGGAGTTCGCCAAACACAAGGTGATATTTTCGTTGGGGGTCTTAAAGTTCGAGCTATAGACGGAGTAGATAGTTCAAAATTGAAAATCAAACGTAAATTTAACAATTAAAATTAAACAATTATGGGTGTATTAAGTCCTCAATTTGGAAGTCTAATACCTACTGCTCAGCCAGTTACTTTAAGTTCTAACTACTTAAATTTTAACGACGCTGGTGGTAATGACTTCTCACAACAATATCTACCAGAAATTTATGAAGCTGAGGTAGAACGTTATGGAAACAGAACGGTAGGCGGCTTCTTAAGAATGGTCGGTGCAGAGATGCCAATGATGTCAGATCAAGTAGTTTGGTCAGAACAAAACAGATTACATATATCATATGATAACTGTACTGTTCAAGCGACAGGTGGTGCTCAAACTGGTCATAGAATTACTATTGCAAATCAAAACGGTACTACTGTACAAAACGTTATTGCTATAAACGATACTATCGTGGTTATGGATCCTGCGGATCCTGCGTTTACTGTGAAAGCCATTGTATATGGCGTTGCTGCTACTACTATAGATGCACAACCTTATACAAGAGCTGCGGTTAACGACGTTGACTTAGCAAGAACTGGATGTAAAGTATTCGTTTACGGTTCTGAATTTGCAAAAGGTGTAAGTGGTACAGGTGCTGGAGCAACAGCTATTCCTGCTATCGAACCGCAATTATCAACTTTTAGTAACAAACCAATTATTATCAGAAACAGATACGCTGTTAGTGGATCTGATACTGCACAAATCGGTTGGGTTGAAGTTGCTGGAGAAGATGGTACGAGTGGTTATCTTTGGTATTTAAAAGCTGAAGGTGAAACTAGAATGAGATTTGAAGATTATCTAGAAATGGCAATGATTGAAGGTGAACTTGCTTCAACTAATGGAATCGCAGGTGAAATTAACGCTGCGTTAACACAGTTTAGCAACCAAACAACTGCAGGATCTATTGGTACTGAAGGTTTATTTGCTGCGATTAACAATGGTGGTAATGTACTTTCAGGGTATGCTGGAACTCTTCAGGATTTCGATTCTGTATTACAGTTATTAGACAGTCAAGGAGCTATTGAAGAAAATATGCTTTTCTTAGACAGAAAAACTGAGTTATTATTTGATAACATGTTAGCACAACAAAACTCTTACGGAGCTGGTGGTACATCTTATGGTGTATTCGAAAACTCTGAAGATATGGCGCTTAACTTAGGTTTCTCTGGTTTTAGAAGAGGTTCATATGACTTCTATAAAACTTCTTGGAAATATCTAAATGACGCTTCTACAAGAGGTGGTTCAACTAATTTTGTTAATGGTGACAATATTGATGGTGTATTAGTACCAGCTGGTACTTCTACAGTATACGATCAGTTACTTGGAACAAACATTAGGAGACCTTTCTTACATGTAAGATATAGAGCTTCTCAAGCAGATGATAGAAGAATGAAGTCTTGGCTAACTGGTTCAGTTGGTGGAGCACATACTTCTGCTCTTGATGCTATGGAGGTTAACTTCTTATCAGAAAGATGTCTATGTACTCAAGCTAGAAATAACTTCGTATTATTTACAGCTTAATTATTTTTATAAGGTAAGGGCGCTTCGGCGCCCAATACCTTTAACTATTAAATTATATTATATTATGTCAAAAGAAAATAAAGAAGTCTCAGCTAAAAAAAGCTGGGAAATAAAAGATAGAACATATGTTATTAGGGGAGATAAAAACCCTTTAACATATACCATAAAATCAAGACATACAGAGAAATATCCTCTGTTATATTTTGATACAAAAAGTAATACTCAAAGAGCATTAAGATATGCAACTAATCAATCTTCACCATTTGTAGATGAACAAAAAGGAGAAGTTACTTTAAAGCATATTGTTTTTAGAGACGGAGCCTTAACAGTTCCAAAACAAGAACAAGCTTTACAAAAATTACTTTCTTTATATCATCCTGATAGGGATAAAAGATACAAAGAATTAATGCCAGTAAAACAAGCAGAAGATGAAACAAGTGTTATT